TTTACCTAGTTCACTATCTACGTCTACACTATATTCAACTACATTGGGTTTGAAAATATATCTGCCATCAGTTTCTAAAGGTGTTGTAAAATATAACATATCACCATTAAAATAACCTTGGAATGTATTTGGTATTGCTTTTGCTACAGTTTTAAAAATAGGAACAATTTTATCTGCGTAGGCTTTATATGATTTTGTTTTTGAAGGATTTTTCTTAGCTCTGTTGCTAATCATTCCTTTTAAGTCAGCAGAGTTTGTTGCTCTGCCATCATATCCTTGTGCATGAAATCCACTTTTGTCTGTAAAAATAAATTCCCCATTAGGATTTCTTCCAAACACTACTGCTGGAGAACCATCCCATTTAATTGTAAGGTTACTAGTATTTTTAGCCAATCCTTCTAATTGTCTTATGGCGTTTAAGGCTCCTCTACTACCATTCCAGAAAACAAGGTCTTCAGCATGGTCAATCCTGCCTCCTGTTTCCATTATGGGTGTCTTGCACTTACCAGATACTTTTTTAAATTCTACTAATTTCATAAGTTAAAATTCATTTTTGTTAACATACCTTTAAACCACATAGGGCTTCCTTCAATAACGTGTTCAGGCATTGTTTTTCCAATTTTTGCAAGACTATCTTTAAAGTCTGCAACTAATTCGTTATAATCAGATGCACCTCTAATCATTTTGTGAATATTTTCTACACTATCAAGATCAGATCCTTTAGCATTTCTGCCTAACAATAAACTTGCTATTTGATTAGGTTTTTTAGATACAGGTTCGTTTGTATCTCTCTTTAATAAACCGTTCTTGTGACTCCATTTATATCCTCGTGCTTTAGAAATACTAGCAATGAATACGTGTCTGTCTGCACCAGTATAGTTGGACCCCGGAGCTGAACCTTTCAGACTCCAGGACATCCAATTTGGGTCACCGAACATTAAGTCAGTTTGTACATATCCATTTTTAACATTACCACTAATAGGTGTTTTAAAATGAACACTTATACCACTTTTCTTAATCCATTTTGACGGGTCTTGCTTATTAGCTTGAGCCCATTGCGTCAATTTTGATACTAATTGGTCTTTTGTAATTTTAGATTGATCCACAGCAACATCTATATCTCCACTTGTAGGAGAAAGTCCTGTAGTTCCTAATTTGTTTGATTGTAAAGATAAACCTGTAACTTTTTCTAGCCAGGCAATTGTTGGTTCTACGTCTGCTTGATTAATTCTTTGTGTGGCAGGTTGTCCAGTGTCAAGTTTGAATATATTTCCACCTTCATTAAGATTCATCTTGCTTACCCTCAATGATCTTCTTAATGCCTACTTTGAATTTTTTAGATTCACCATTCTTAATAGAATTAATAAATCTTCTTTCTAATTCATGGGCCTGATCAGGAGGATAATTTCTATTGATGACTTCTAACAGGTTAACAGCACTTTCTATTATGTTGCTACCTGTAGTCTCAAGAAATGCTTCAGTATCCTTTACTCTATGAATACTATGCAAATCATCTAAAATTGATCTCGTTTTCTTTTTCATTTACCTGTCCGTTTGACCCTATTAGCAGTATTTACCGCTTTAATGGTTATTACACCACCGGATCAAGAGTACTTTAATTGTATTATTGAGGTTATTTTGTTGGAGCTGGGTGATTATTAGGATCTTTTTGACAGCTAGGGTCTGCAGGTGCGAAAACACATCCGATTACTTCGCCTATTAAACCTATATTACCTATGTTTGACTTTGGGGACGTATTTGTAAGGCTAGTAGCTATTGGTGTAACACATCCTTGGAGTAATGTTAAAAACATTACCCCTATGAAAAATAGTAGCCAGGTTTTATTAGAAAAATCCATTATTGGGGTCCTAATTCTTGTTCCAGATCCATATTAAGAATAGGTTTGTTACCAGCTTCAAGCCATTGTTTCCATTCAACGAACGCTTTTTCATTTAAACAATGAATCTCACCTCGAGACTCGGGAAAGGTTTCTGTAAAATATTCTCTTACCATAGGAGCCGCATTATTGCAGTTCTCCATACTATTGTAAGTAGACTCTTGCCAGACTCCTTGGCAATCTACACCTACACAGAATATTATTATCATAAAAATTTTTTCCATTTTATTTCTTTCCTTCGCTCACTAATTTATTTACGGTTAAATTCCGCAAAGTTAAATGGCTATAAAAGTTAAGTGAGTTTATTTCTTGCTAGTCAGTTTGTTGATGAGTTCGAACGCAACCTTGACTTTTTCCTCAAGCACTTTAATTCGATAATGCGATTGTGCTAGTACAATAATCAGCATTATGAAAGCCACAAAGATAGGCCATAGTCTTGATACAATTAATAAAGTGTCTGCGTCCATTAAAGCTATTTATATCTAGAAATACAAGGATTATTTAGGTATGGTATATACCTTTATAGGTTCGGATTTGCCCTTTACAGTAATACTATCAATGTATTCAAAGGGGAAGACATCCTCTATTCCACATCTTGTATTCTCTGAAACTATCAATGTTTTACCTAATGTTTTGCTAGAGCTTTCTAAACGTGATGCAAGATTAACAGCATCACCTATAACAGAATAGTCAAATCGTTGATTAGAACCCATATTACCTACTAGACAAGGACCAGTATTGATTCCTATGCCTATATTGATTTCAGGCAACCCTTCTGCAGTTAATTCCTCATTTAACCTAACCAATTCTGTTTGCATCTGTTCTGCTGACATTATTGCTAACATTTGATGATCTTTATTTTCTAGTGGGGCATTCCAAAATGCCATAATACAATCGCCCATAAACTTATCTATTGTTCCACCATTAGCAATAATAACATTGGTCATCCTTGTTAAAAATCTATTAATTAATTTTGTAAGTCCTTCAGGGTTTGTTTTATACTTTTCAGATATAGGAGTAAAGCCACGTATATCAGAAAACATAAATGTCATTACTCTTGCTTCTCCTCCAAGTTTTAATAGTGAAGGATCTTTTTGTAGTTTCTTAACCATATCAGGTGCAAGGTAATGTTCAAACTGTCTTTTGATTTGTAATTTTAATCTGTTCTCACGTGCAAAGTTATTATATATTAAGTGTCCCCAAACTATGGTAACAATTACAACAGGTGTTAACCATTCTGTAAGATATAGATTTGTTGTCCATAGAACAGCACTTGTTCCAATAACAATACTTAGATAAACTATAATAGGTACAAAACTCCATAGGACGCCGAGTCTCGGAATTATTAATAAAAATAAAATGCCTCCTAATATAACAAATGCCCATTCCATTTTTTCTAGCCAAGCAGGTCTACTAATATATTTTCCTGACAACAATGTTTCAGTACTAATAGCCATTATCTCGTGTGTGTTTTTTAAACCATTAGGAGTAGTAACAAATGTTGAACCTTTAAACGTAGTACCAATAAAAACTATTTTGCCTTTCATTGCCGACCAGTCTTTATCAGTAAAATCTATTCGTGGAATATGATGACGGAAGTCGATCCAAATATCATTTTTTGCTTTAGAAGGAAAACTGATTACTTTTAATACTACTTCTGGTATAGAATTTTCAAGAGGTAGTTTTCTTATAGTGCCATCTATATCAACAGGCACACTTACATTACCTACTGCAAGAGCTTTTCGTTCAATACTGAGTATGTTTTTAACGTCATTAGTTTCTGTAAGGATGACTGGATACCTTGAAATCATTTTAAGAAACATTTCATCGCCCCCTAGTCTATCTTTATGTGCAAATACGACTTGAAGTACTACTAACGCCGCGCCATTACGATAGGCATTAACTATTACTCGTCCTATGTTATCTCTTTTCCAAGGCCACTGTCCACTTTTTGTTAAAGCGTCATCAGATATATCTAATAAAATTAAGCTCTTTGAATCAAGATGTTGCCCAAATTTTTGATAAGAATCAAACGTGGTCAGTTTTGCTGACTGTATTGGTGTCGGGTCTGCCCATTTAATGAGTAAAAGTATCAACAAAGTGATACAAACCGTCCATTTGCTTGTCAAAATTTTTGTCATAATAGTATAATATTTAAGCCACAATTAACAGCCAGTTTATCTGATTGGTTGTGCATAAATATTACTATTAATAGAATTTGACCAATTTGAGGAGTACAATGAAGGTTTTAGCAATTATATTACTATTTTGCTTTTTGGCGACTGGTATAAACGCCAGTGAAATAGGTTTTAAGTTTCATAGCCCATCTTTTAGTGGAGAGGGTAAAAGTTCACACTATTTGACTATTGAAAACATAGAAAAAACAAGAAAAGATGCTATAAAAGCCGCTAACAAAGCCGCGGCTGAAAAGGCAGAACAAGATGCGAAGAATACTGCTGTTGCAAAATTCAAAGCAAATTTAGAATCAAGATTTTATACGGCTTTAGCAAAACAAATTACAACAAACGTATTTGGTGCTGATGGATTACAACAAGATTCAGGTACATTTACATCACCAGTTGGTGGAGAAGTTGTAACTTGGACTACACCTGCAAGTACTGGTAATGTGGTTATTACCGTGACTGAAACAGACGGTACAGTAACAACATTTACAATGCCGAAGGAAGATTAATAATAATGTTTAAAAAATTAGCAATTATATTTTTAGCAACTTTATTTCTGGCTAGTTGTGCGGGTAAACCAGACTTTGATTTTAGAACTCAAAAGCCTGTGGCAAAAACATTTTTAGAGGTTCCTGTATTAGATGGTGATCCAGTTATAATTGCTGTATATGATTTCTTAGATATGACAGGGCAAAAAAAGCCAGGTGGCAATTTTGCATCAATGAGTACTGCGGTTACTCAAGGTTCATATCAACTTTTAATTAAAGCATTACAAGATGTTGGAGAAGGCAAATGGTTTAGAGTTGTTGAAAGAGCAAGTCTACCAAGCCTATTACAAGAAAGAAAACTTATTAGATCAACAAGACAAATGGCAGATGGAGATAATGCAGAACCATTACCAGCATTATTATTTGCTGGTGCTTATATTACAGGTGGTATAGTAGGTTATGATTCAGATACTAAATCAGGTGGTATAGGTGCAAGAATTTTAGGCGTACAAGCAAATTCACAATACAGACAAGATGTAGTTACTGTTATTTTAAGATTAGTAAATGTGCAAACAGGTGAAGTTGTTATATCAACGACAATTGAAAAAACAATATTCTCAACAGGAAAAGGTGCAGACATATTCAAATACTTTGATGCTGATACAATGTTATTAGAAACAGAAGCAGGAGTGGCAAGAAACGAACCAGTAACTTTTGCTGTAAGAAAAGCAATTGAAGCCGGCGTTGCAGAAATTATTAATGTAGGTGCTAAAAAAGAATTATGGAAAATTGTACTGCCACCTGAGCCAGTAGTTATTGAAGAATCAGATGCAGAGGTTGTTACTAAAGAAGAAGTAAAAGTAAATTTAGAAGTAGAACAAACAATAGTAAAAATTAAAACAAGAGAAGAATACCTAGCAGAGAAGAAAGCTAAAAAACTTGCATTATTAGAAGAGAAGAAAGCAAAGAAAGAAAAAAAATTAGCAGATGCAAAAGCTAAAAAAGAATTATTGTTAGCAGAAAAAGAAGCTAAGAAAGCCGCATTGTTGGCTGAAAAACATTTAAAGAAAGTTCAAAAGAATGAATTAGCTTGGTATAATAAAGCTAACGGTACAGATTTTAAAACGTATTCAGAATATCAAGGACACTTAAAAATGTTATTAGCATTTGATTTAAAAGCGTCTCAGGAAGAAACACGAAGAGCGAAGATTCATGCAATGTTAAATGAAACGAAAGCCGCATTGGAGGTCAAAGATGAGAGTATTATTATTGACACTAATACTGTTACTAGCAACGACGATTAATTGCTTTGCAAGTAATAAAGTTTATATCCAACAAGATAATCAAACAGGTCAGAGCATCTATATAAAACAAGATGGGGCAAACAATACGTTTGGACTCAATACATCTAATCCTTTTAAAATTGACGGAAATAATATTACTGTTATTATTAAACAAATAGGGAATTCAAACGTAACTGATAATTCGTATCATTTATCTTTTAAAGGTACTAATATGACTCTTGATTATACAGCAATTGGTAATTCTAATAAATTAAGATTTGATATAGATGATACAGATGCTACTGGTTTTTATTTAGATCATGATATTACAGGTAATTCAAACATAGTAGATTATGATACTTGGACTGATGATTCAGCAAATTTCAACGTTGACTTAGATATCTATGGAGATTCAAATACTTTTTGGGTTCGTAATAAAGGTGACAACCATTTCTTATATGTTCGTATGGCGGGAGATTCAAATGATGTACAGTGGTACAGTACAGCAGATTCAGAAGGATTTAATACAAATGCCAATAAGGCAATTGGTCCACAAACAGCTTCGCATAGTCAGTTTGCAGATTCATCAGGTAGTGAAGGTGCATCAATTGACGTTTATATAGTTGGTGATTCAAATAGATTACACACTTCATCATATGGCACGGGCAATTATCAACTTCATGATATTATAGGTAGTTCAAATATTTTAGATATTCATTCTAGTTACACAGGTTCTGATACTGATCCATATGGAGATACTATGTTGATACTAGGTGACGGCAATTATTTGAGAACGTACATATCAGGAGATGATAATACATTAGGACTACATATGGCAGGCGGAAATAATACTGCTAGAATTTATATCTATACAGATGATTCAAATATAAATTTTGCTCAAACAGGTGGAAGTAATACAGCTCACGTTACTGTATCAGGTGATTCAATTTACGATTATACATTAAACTTTACACAAGACGGTTCAGATACTTGTACATATTCGTACAATAGAAACGAACAATCCGGCAATCTTACTCAAAACGTAGCCAACGGGTGTTAATCATGAAGAAGTTCTTCTTTGTGGTATCCTTCTTAATACTATTTGTAACTAATGCCTTCGCTATAAGTGTAGGTGAAGTTAAAGACAAAATGGGTTCTACGTTCAATGAACGTGGAGGAAAAACTTATAAAGTTGTAGCAGGCTATCTATTAGAAATGAATGACTTTCTCCAAACAGGAGAAGATGGTGCTATGAACATTATATTCGTGGATAATACAAAAATTACTCTTGCACCCAATACAGAATTTTTAATAGATGAATTTTCTTTTGACACAACAGTTGTACCAATAGAAATTGCAATGAACGTATCAATTAATGTAGGAACTTTTACTTACGAATCTGGAGAAATTTCTAAATTAGCAGGTGATGTTGAAATTATAACACCAACAGCTTCAATTACAGTACAAGGTACAGCATTTTCAGGAACAGTTGCTACAAGTGGTGTTACTACAATTACATTACTTCCTGATTCTACAGGAGCAGTAGGACAAGTTACAGTTTCTAACCCTGCAGGTTCTCAAACAATAACTCAAGTATACACATCAGTAACAGTTGTTGGTGATAACTTGGCACCTAAAGCACCATCTCCATTAGATAATTTTGAGAAAAGGAATTTATTTGATTTAGATAGTGTTGAAGATGATATTAAAGATAAAGGTGATCTTCAATTTGATAGAAAAGAAAATAACGAATTTTTAGAAAACGAAAAAGAAGAATTTGAATCTAATGAGTTGCTAGAGCAAGAAACTTTAGAAGTAGAAATGGATGCCAAAGAAGCTAATGATATAGAAGAACAAATTGTATCAGAAGAATTAACAATGGAATCAGATACATTAACATCAGACGCTACGGTACAAGTTGATGAGTTTACAGAACAATCAAGTGAAATAGATACAAGTTCTACTCAAGATATAGTAATAGATGAAGTAGTAGAATCAGACATAGATACATCTTATTATGATGAATGGGAAGACGATTTAAAAGATTGGGGTTATATAGATGATGACAATCAAATATCAGTATGGGACGCTGAAGGTGAACAAACTATGGATTGGGATGATGCTAAACAGATGTATGCAGAAATGGACCAAGCATACTTTGACGCAATAGGTTGTTCAGATTGTACGTGGGACACAATTAATTGGGATTCTATAAATTGGGATGAAGTTAATTGGGACGCTTACATGGAAGATTATAACGACCTATTAGAAGATTATGGTTTAACGGCTTATGATGCCGCGGTAGAAGATAAATCTGAAGAAGTTGAAGACGACGCAACATCTACTGTGGAAGGTTATACTTGGGAAGACTTTGATTTATCAAATGACTATTATAATAATTCAGATTACATAGCAAACGGGGGTCCACCTACTTTAACAATAGAAAATTATTGTAATTACAATGGCTATGGTAGTGATTGGTGTAATCAAGAATATTTAGATTACTTAAATGACTGGTATACAGATGACTGGAAGTTGTTTAAAAATTATACTTCATGGACAACAGAGTCTAAATCACTTTTCAACAAATGGTATGGTTGGTGTTGGGTAAGCAGTTATAAATGGGAAATGTGTGATGGTCAACCTGCTCCTTGGGATATGCCAAGTTTAAAAGACAAGTATATTGCTGATTGGACTTGGGACGATTGGGATACCTATTATGATTGGCTTTATGCTTGGTGGTACTATGGTGAGTATGAAGAAGATGATGGTTCAGTATCATTAGAAGAAGAGTATGGTTATGAAGATGACTATGATCAAGATTTAGAATTAGAATTATGGTTAGCGGATATTGACAATGAAGACGATTGTGTTAATTGGGGTTACTATTGGGATAGTGCAAATTCAGCCTGCGGTACAGAATGGGTTGACAATAGTGAAGGAACAACTGTAACAACAAGTGGTGAAGTTATTAACTATGAAACAGGAGAGATTACTCAAACTGTAACAAATTCATCAGGAAGTACAACACAAACAGGAAGATATACAACAGGTAATAATACAAATGATGCTACTGCAAGTACGAGTGGAGATTATTCTATTGTAAACAGAGAGCATGGGGATCATACTGCATATATAAAATCTGAAACATCCGAATCTGCAGATATTCAAATAGTTCAAGAAGCAGAAACTCAAAATATAACAATTGGTGCAGATTCTACTAAACCAGAAGTAACTATTATTCAAACAGATTAA